CGGCGAGTCAAACTCGCCGCCGTAGGGCAGCATTTGCTGGCCTCTTCTGGGTAACACCCAATTGTCGGAGGTCCTATGGCTATTAAGAATGATAACCAATCTGCTACTTTGCGTGGAAATACCTTGCTGGTCCAGGACGGGCAAACCATTCTTGACGTTGACGCGACCGACATCCACACGTGGATCGACTCCCGTATCGGGACCGATCTACCTGGATGGCGGTCGATCATTCGTCAGGGAGGGAATGCCACTACCGGATACAGTGCTGGTTTCCAACGGGTTATTCCCGTTCAGCTCAGTGCAGTTGCTACTATCAATTCTAAAACCGGGACACCAAAGTCGAAGCGTCGGGAACTAAGCGGAACTCCCTCCTTTTGGAGGGACTACGCTGACTTCCCTGCTGGGCTTTCGTTGACCTCTGCCGATTCAACCGCGCGCTTGAAGTTTCTTCAGCACTATCGGCAGCGACGCACCCAATTCCAAGGGGGCGTCTTTGCCGGTGAGCTGATGAAGACTATCAAAATGTTGAGTTCTCCTGCAAAAGCTCTCCGTGATGGCATTGATCAGTACGTTGCGACCGCAAAGAAGCGTTCGCGCGGAATGAAAAGGCCTCACAAAGTAATTGCGGAGACATGGCTCGAGTACGCGTATGGTTGGAAACCGCTCATACATGACGCTGAAGACGCTGCCAAGCTCCTCACGGCACATCCTTATGATGTGTTCGAGAAGATCTCTGGCCGCGGCCGAAACGTCATTGAGTCGGTGAGAACCAAAAATCTATTTACCTCCAGTTGGCTTCGCGTCTTATGGACGCTGGTTGAAGAAGGGTATGTGGATATCAAGTACAAAGGTGCCATTCGAGCTACGAATCAGCCCCCTAGCTTCCCAGAACAGATGGGCCTCTCATGGTCCAATGTTCTGCCGGCGGCGTGGGAGTTGATCCCGTACTCGTTCTTAGTCGACTACTTTTCCAATGTTGGGAAGGTGATCGACGGCGCTTCCAGTGGGGTTGTTCGCCTCGCGTGGGGTTGTAGGACAGCCTGGCAAGTTAGAAAGACCTCTTACGAGGCCGTTCAGCTTGATCAGGACTGGCTGAAAGCCAACACGGGAGCAAACGCTACTTCATCTGGGAACGCAAGCGGCGGCGGTGAGTTTCACTCATGGAGTGTTTACGGTCGGAGCCTCGTTGATGCCATCGCCACTGGTTTAGGCGATGTGCAATTCAAGTTGCCCGGCAGTAACACGAAGTGGCTGAATATCGGTGCGTTAGCCGCTGTACGGTTTTCCCGTCCACCCGGCCTTCGTATCTAACTTTCCTTTATGCCTGGTTTCCAGGCAGGAGTCGTCGATGACGATTGCACTTACTTCCCCGGTCACGGGCTCTGCCCAGACCGGTTTTACTTCGCCGACCTATACGGTCGTCGTAGACACCCCTCCGAACGCTTATTCGAAGCAGTGGGCAGTTACCGCTCTTGGCGGCACCCAGGCTTCTGTGGACGTTCATGGGGCATCGAAGCCGTTTACGGTTACGTTCTCCCGGCCGAATCAAATTCGGTCGGCTCCCGTGCCGAACCCGGTTACCGGCGTCATGCCAAACTCGCCTCGGAATGTCTATTCCGTACTGGTTCGCAAAGGGATGACTCCCGCTGTGAACCAGAACCCCCAGGTGGCCGTCCTGCGCTGCGACTTAAGTGTCGTAGCCGGTGCCGACCTCACGGAGCCGGAGGACATCCGAGCTGCCCTTTCTTTGCTCATTGGTTCTTTGAACCAGCAAAGCTCGGGCCTCGGGGACACGCTGATCAATGCGCTTCTCTAAAACGAAGCTAATATTGATAGCGAAATGGTTGAGCGCAACTGCCACGCTGGCGGCGGCGCTTTTCTACGGGGGTTGACCCCCGTCCCGAACTTGGGTTTCTTTTAGAACCCTCAGCGAGAATTAACATGATCCCTTCGATCATTGCTCTTTCCCAATACTTACTCGGAGACCTCCATGATTACCAAAACTCTTGCCGAAACTTACGTGCTGCTCTGCGAGCTTCACCCGAACAACCGATCTTGGGAGTACAACTATCCCGAGTCCTCGGACGAACAGGTGGAGTTAGCGGTTGCAGCTGCAGTTCACGAGGCGGCCCGGCTTACGCCGGATTCGCTACGTGCTCATGCACTTTTGATGGATATTTATCACCAGATGCCTCAGAAGCTTCCTCAGCTTCTTATGGCGTTGGCGCTGAGTCTTTCATCGAAGGACGAATCGATGCTTCGGGAGACGTATGGTATCCTGGAGCTCACCCAGCCGTCGTTGCATCCCGTGCCTTGCTCCAGTCCCTCGGGAAGAAATTCCGCGATGTGACAAAGAGCGAGGCCTCGGATGCGGTGGCGGCACAAAAGTTCTTGCGCAGCAATCAGCTATGCAAGGATTGGGTGTTGAACCTGCAGCACTCGGGCGATGAGGAATTATTCGGTTGTCTCCTTCGGGAGATCGACGATTTTCTTCACCCGTCTGGCGAGCCCTTGGTCGAGTCGATAAAGCAGATTTTTGAATCTGGTCGGCTCGGTCCTGGCGCTAGCCTTGGAGCGAATGGGGTCGACTTCTACACGAAGTTGTTCTCATCCAAGCTTACTGCAACGTCTTACGAAGTGTACTATCAGTACGCTGAACTATGTGCCCAACATCCCGTTTGGGGCGACGCGGAATTCAACCGCCTACTCGCCTACGGCTTGCCAAGCATAGTCCGTGAGTCTCGAGTCACTTTCGTGCCTAAAGACCTGACACAGACGCGTTCCATATGCACCGAGCCCTCGCTGAATATGTTTTTCAGCTTGGACTCGGTGAGATACTGACTAGGCGCCTAAAGTCCCACTTCGGTGTGGATCTCCGGCGTCAACCTCAGAGGAACGTAAGCCTAGCTAGGAAAGGGAGTCTAGACGGGTCGATTGTTACGATCGACCTCGAATCGGCTTCCGACTCTCTAAGCTTGAATCTCTGCGGTAGTGCATTCCCTGGGTGGTTTAACGACCTCCTTGATATGTACCGTACCCCTTCAACCTTAATGCAGGGTCAACAGGTGGAGTTGGGCATGGTGTCGACAATGGGAAATGGTTTTACATTCCCGTTGCAAACTATGCTCTTCTCATGTGTCGTTCGAGCTGTTGCTTCGTCGATGCGTATCCCACTTGGGCGCGCATCGCGTCGGTCCCCCCGGTGGGGCGTCTTTGGTGATGACATAATCTGTCCGACAGAGATGTCGGACAGGGTCATCCGCCTTTTACGCCTTATCGGGTTCCGAGTTAACAGCAAGAAGTCCTACACTGAAAGGTGGGGACGGTTTCGTGAATCCTGCGGTGGCGACTATTACTATGGTCGTAACGTTCGTGGAGTGTATATAAAATCACTCCAGACCCCGCAGTCACGGTATGTAGCTATAAATCTCCTTAATGAATGGTCAGCTAGATGGCAGATTCCTCTGCCCCAAGCAGTTGGCTATCTCCAGGACTCAGTTAGGCATTTGGCAGTGCCGATCTGGGCCCCGATAGACAGCGGTATCCGCGTTCCTCAGGATCTTACACTCAATCGATACGGGCTCTGGGTTAATGCTAGTCGCGGTAGATTTCTCTACCGTTACTATCAGTCCTGGCTCCCTTCGATTGTGATCCGAGAAACGAAGATAGACCTCCCTCGCAACATCCGGTTGCGGGGTCGCATGTATAACCCTTCAGGGTTACTCATGAGTTTCTTAGGAGGCTTCATACAAAGTAGCAGGATACCGATC